CGAGACTATCTGAAAACGCGCCAGCTTCGATGCTTTCGCTCATGTCTGACGTGATCTGATAGATCGAATTGTAAACACTAAAATACCCCTCAATTCGAGGGGTATCATCGTCTTCTCTGGTTTGGATGTTTTCCATCCCAATCATCCGATAATGAATTTTGTCTCTGTTCATCTCTTATCTCCTTTCAATCAAAAGTGCGGCTCTTAAACCGCCCTTTGACTTGCTACAAACTTGCTATGTTGCAATTAAGTTGCAATCACGTTTCAATCTATACATTCTTCGTCCCGATAAACTTGATCTTCAGCAACGCCGTCTGTTGCGTGAAATCGCCATACGACCGCATTGTGAAGTTTTTGCTGTTCTTACTGAATTGCTGAACAATAATCCTGTTCGCGCCATCCGTTCTTCCACTTCCGATAAAATGACCGTTACTTGTCATACCTGTTGCATCAATGAAATCAAAGACAGTATAATCATTAAGCAACGGTGTCAACGGATATGATTTTGTTGTGTCTGCCGCAGGCAGTGCGCTTGTGCGGTAATAAAACTCATAGATTCCGTATTCCGCGCCGTCCGTGAACACGAAACTGCCGACCTGCACCACGCTACCAAGTTTCGTCTGACTTCCCTCTGGCTTGTCAACGACATAATTTTTGTTGACCGCCTGCGCTACCGCTGTACCGCTCTGCGCGTTTGTGCTTGTGGCATCGTAGGTCTGGTCAACCGTGCCTCCGCCACTGCCGCCAGAACCACCGCCGAAGCCTTTGGCAACGATGACGTAATCAACATCCACAAAATCATTATTTTTATTTATGTCATTTCTACAAGTTACGCCTATTGACGTGGCTGAACCGCCCCAAGTCCACAACTCAGACGCACCCCAGTCCATGTTGCCGCCACCCGAGATGGTCATTTGAATGACATAATCATTTGTGCTTGTAAGCCCGAGTTCGGATATGTCAATGTTCAAATCGCAAATAGTGGTGGTCGGGGATGCAAAAACAAATCGCACTTTCCCTGCCTTTGCGACGCCCCAACTACTTCCTTTTTCTTCAATAATACCTTGCAAGAATAAGTCTGTCTTAACAATATCAGACAATTTCTTAATCATGGTTTTGGCATACGGTGTCATGGACATGGCGCGAGGATGCCCCATCTGCTCTGTCGTATAGCTTTTGCCATACGTGCCAAACACGTATTGCGCTTCCGCGTTCTGAACTATGTCTATCCACATAATATCAGGGGTAACGTGCTTATACGGTTCATCCGTGAATATTTTGTAGGCGTCATATCTGGCAACATCGGTCGTGCCGCCTGCCTGCGTTATCCTGCGGTTGCGTAACTCAATGAATTCTTCCGTGTTGTTCTCGTACTTAACGCGCCAGTAATAGTCCGTCAAATCCGCATTGTAAACAACCTGCCTGTCCTCGGCGGATTTATACTTCGCGGTATAGACGGTATTGGACTGTTTCACGCTCTCGTAGAAATGATCGTCATAAAACGATGAACGATTCCCAATCGCAGGTATTTCATCCAGTAACGGCGTATCAATTATGTTGTTCTTAATCCTTGCGCCCTGTCCCGTGGTAAGAGCATCCTGTTTTGTGTCAACAAGCGCCTTTGTCGGCAATTCAAACGAATCCTCACCAAGCCCAGACTTCACGCCCAGATTGACTGTGCTCGGCAACGCACCATCTGACTGACGGACATAAGACAGTCTGGTGTATTCGTTATCTTTGTTTGATAAGACAGTGTTGATCTCATTCGCGCCTGTCGGGCCTTGCGGAATTGGGGTAACGTCAAACTCGCCCATATTCGCGGTTTTGTTGTTGACGAAATCTTCCGTCGCATATCCGTCAAGCGATACGCCGCCAGTAGACTTTTGGTGATATGCACCTCCATAAAACAAGTAATGCGTCTCGCTCTTGATCGTTGTGCCATCCTGTTCGTACTCGATGACGACATACTCGTGGTTTTCTTTTGGACGCTTCGTCGGGTCTTCGTCCGTAGGACTCGGCAACGCCGTGACAGGATGGAAATGCTCGTTGTCCACGTCCGTCATGGCCTCGGCAATCTTACCGTCTGTTTCTGCTTTGGTGTAGGTGGTAGCCTTGTCTGCCTTTTCGGCAAGCATATCCTCTACCTTGTCAGCCATCGGAATGCGCCAACGCTGTGACGATGAACTGCCTGCGTCACCCTTTATCAAGCCGATTTCCCTTTGCCCGCGTGAAACAACCATGCCGTGACCCGTTGCCCCTCCGCTTGGTGTCTTCTTCCACGCGCCCATCCATGTATAAGCATCATCGTACCAATAGCAACCGTCATGATCTTCGATCAACTCAAAACCCATTACATCGGTTTTGTTTGTCATGGCATCGCCAAGATACTTCGGCCTGTTTGTCAGATCGTTGAAATCGGACGTACCGCCACCGCCAGAGCCGTTCATGACATCAAATGACTGTGAACCAGTAGCATCCGTCACCGTAACGCGGTGTCCGCCCGTGATACCCGTTACCGCGATTGTCGGGGAATAACCATCGTCACCCTTATCGCCTTTTGCGCCATCCGCGCCTTTCTCACCTGTGTCGCCCTTTTCACCAGTCGCGCCAGCATCGCCCTTTTCGCCCTTGATGTTCTGCGTTGCAGGCTTCGTGGTTGACGACGAACGGCTCCACGACAGATTGCCCTCCGCATCCACGGCAGGTTTCCAGGCGATCGTGGACTCACCACCACCGCCGCCACCGCCGCCACCGTTCTCAAGGATGGCCGCCAGGAGCGCCTCCGTCCTCGTGAGCGGCTTCTCCGGCACCTCGGCAGTTAACCCAGCAATTGCAGATAAGTACTGTTCTTCTCTCGTAATCGGATCCATCACTCATTCCCTCCCTTTTCGTCGGTCTCGTTGTTGCCACCATCGCCAGGAGCGCCATCGCCCTCACCGAACCGCTCCATGTTCTCTAATTTCATGCGCTCCAACACCTCGTCTGCCTGGTCTCCATCGCCCAGGAGCGTCAGCACCTTGCGCGTCACATACTCCTCATCCAAGACAGCCGCTGCAGCCAGTACGCTATCCAGCTGCTCCTTTCTGTTCTGAATCGCTGATCGCGTGAACGTCGGATTGTCCTCAATACCGGCAACAGCCATAATCCCCTTCAGGAACTCCAGCACGCAATATTCATAATCATCTGCCTTGCTGTTGATCGGCTCATAGATTGCCTGAATCTGCGCCTGGTTCTGCGCACCGCCTGCAATCTCCCTCACATCCAGCGCCATGTAGTCCTCATACAAATCACGACGCAAGCGATCGAGCAGCGCCTCGCGCCCCTCATGTGGAGCCTCGATGCTGTGCGCACTGGCCGTCGCGCCGTTTGCATTCACAGTAGCAGCGTGCAAGGTTTTCATGCGCTCGACAAAGGATGCCAGGTCGATGTCGTCCATGCCACCGGCATTCTCAATTGCCCAATAGATAAACGATGCCTCGTCGATGGTATTACAGAATCCAGACTTAATCAGGTCATAGGCATCAATCTGCTCGCGGATCCCGATCAGCTCGCTCTGCCGCGCAGGATTGCCCCACAACGGCACGATGGGAAACGCCTCGTAGTTCTCGCCATCATAGATCCTGTCGCCGTCTGCCTCAGAATGCTCCACGACCTGCGTATAGGCTCGCTTCGGATCCTTGACCTCACCCTTGCCGTTCTTCCAGATATAGTCGGTGTAGCCGTCCATCTCATATAAGGTCGCCCTGAGCGGCTTCTTCTCGTCCACCTGCCAGAACCGAATCCCGGCGGCAAGCGCACCGTTCTCCTCGTCGTAAAGCGGAGCAAACTCCAGCACCGAAAACACGTCGATATGGTCAAGGTTAAAGAATCCGAACGACACACCGCCCACCAGCGCAAGCTTGCCTGCCTTCTGCAGCTGGTAGTCGAAGTCCTCGCCCAGCTTCTCGATCGTCGCATCGTCCTCCCAGGTCACACCATTGCCCAGCAAATACTGGTTCTGCTGCGTGGTAAAGCGATTAAAGAACCTGCTTGGGATTTTGTAGTTCGCGGAGTAGTTGTCCGGAACCGCCTCGCCGGATACGGTGTACAACAGCTTCTGGAAGTTCATAATCGTCCTGTTCCGGTGCCGGTCATAATCATCCGCAATGGCCGCAACGCGATACAACTCCGTGGCCTTGTGCGCCGCAATCGTCTTCTTCACAAAATCCATGCGCACATCTTCCTGCTCTCCAATCGCCAGCAAATCTTGATATGTCTGCATCACTCACTCTCCCTCAATTCCACAACGGCTTATAGTTCGACCTGATACGCGCCGTGTACATTGTCTTGCACCAATACCGTAGTGCGTCGCAAGCGTGATCATTTACTTTAACCGGCTTATCCTCGCCGCTCGTATCATCCCAGATATAACCCTGCATCTCCCAAATCAGCTTCTTCATCGCGCCGGTAATTTTTATCGTGCCGCGCTTAATGCTCTCAGCCGTCTCGCGGATACCGTCAGCCACTGCATTGTCTGCAGGAGCAACACGATACCGGTTATACTTCTTGTGCAGCAACGTAATGTACGACGCTGCAGATGGGTCAATCACCGTCCGTATGGATGCAGGAACCGGAGCGCCAACACCATCGAAATACTCCGACAGCCATGCCTCAATATCATCGGCGTACTCGCCGTCCGTCTTCGCCTCCTGCTCGTCACGGCCTGAGTAGTAGTACTCCTTCACCGCATACCACACATCGCCCCACTTGCCCCACAGGATTGCAGCAAACGCATTCCGGGTGCCATAGTCGATGGAGATACCGTACTGCGCCGCCATACCATCAGGAGCCTCGGCAATCGCGTCCTCGTACATGGGATAGATCAATCCCTCAGCCAGCGTCCACTCACCGTCGATATACCGCTTGTAGTAAACAGTACCGGCATACTCACGACAGATATTGTCAACGAACTCCTCCGGCAAATAGGGATTGTCAAACAGCGTATACTTCTGGACATACGCATCGATGTCCTCGCGGTCGATGAATCCCTTCAACCAGTGCCCCGGGTATTCCGGATTGCAGCTACCGTCAAAGCAGCTATACGGCTTATCCAGACGCGACTGCAGCATCACGAATACTTCCTCGTTCCACTTGGCAATCTCATCGCCATAGCAGTACTTAATGCTGCTGCCCTGAATCTTCGCCACCTGGGATATCTTCTCCGCACCCAGGCAGTAAACAGGAACACCGCACACCATCGCTATGTTCCTGCTGTTGATGGTACCCACAATCGCATCGGTGTAAATCTCGCGCATCGGCTGCAGGACGTTCCGCTCAATCGTCTCCTTCGACACTCCAAGGATGACGTTCAATCCGCTCTTGTCAGCAAGCGCCCTCAGCCTCGAGGGAACCACAAAACAAATGTCGACATAGGACTTGCCCGAACGGACAGCACCTATCTTCAAATTCCAGCGATGTGTCGACCGCCGGATATACTCATTCTGTTTCGGACTCAGCTTCAGACTCAATCGCCTCACCCTTCAGCTCGCCCAGGATGGCATCCAGCCTGGATAGAGCCGCCGTATCGGTGTACTCAATGTTGTCGCGCTGCCCCAGCAAATTCTTCCCGAGGAAAATCGCCATGCTCGCATTCTTCTCAGCCAGCTTAAACTGCGCCCGTCGCAGGCTTGATTTGCCCCTTGCAGAGTGCTTTTTATAGACCTCCGCAAATGTAACGTCGTAGGTACGCTTGCACCAGCGCTCGATGGTATCAGCAGAGCAATTAAAAACACCGGCAATCTCTTCGAGCGTGCACTGGATGCCACACAGCCTTTCAAACTGCGCCCTGTCAATCTCGATTTGTGGCCGTCCCATCTTCGCCATTTAAAAGCACTGCCTCCTCGCCGGTAAACTGTTGCCACCTGTCGATGATGACATCAACAAACCTCGGGTCATACTCCATGCAAAAAGCATTCCGTTCATTCTGCTCACAGGCCATGATTGTTGTTCCTGATCCTGCAAACAAATCAAGCACATTGTCGTTGGTCTTGGTGTTGCACTTAATCTCATAATCAAACAGCAAGATAGGCTTCATGGTCGGATGCTCGGCGCTGGCGCGTGGCTTGTCAAAAAACAATACGTCGCGCTCCTTGCGTTTCTTGTACCACTTATGACCACTGCCATCCTTCCAGCCATACAAGCACGGTTCATAACCACGTTCAAGCATTTCCTCATCGAGGAAGGTATCCCCGGTAATCACGGACTCATACATATGCTGGAAATCCTGCCGCCCGATGGTGGCCTGCGACTTCACCCAAATGAGCTGCTGCCGGACAGTCAGACCTGCGTCCGCGCACGCTCCACGGAAGTTGTACGCCTCGTTCTCGCCGTACCATATATGGAACGAACCACCCCCCCTCAGTACAATTTTTGCACTCAGGAAAGCATCACGTAAAAACAGACGGAACTTATCGCTCTCCATGCTGTCGTTCATGATTTTAATAGCGTCCTTCGTGCCGCCGGTATAATCTACGTTGTAAGGGGGATCGGTGAGCAGCATATCCATCTTCTGACCGTCGCACAACTTCTCGACATCAGATTGCAGCGTGGAGTCACCACACATCAAGCGATGCCGCCCAAGCTGATAGATGTCGCCGTACTTGGCCTTCGGTTCTTCCGGGGGATCCGGCTCGTAATCGTCCTCGACCACCTCGTGCTTGTCCTCAAAGTCAAAACCAAAATCCGTCATATCGATGTCGAGGATGGAATCAAGTTCGGATGATAAGAGGTCGAGATCCCACGTCGACATCTCTGCGGTCTTGTTATGCGCCAGGGCATAAGCACGCCGCTGCTCGTCGGTGAGGTGGTCAAGGAATATCACTGGTGCCGTTTCAATGCCCAGCTTGTTCAGGGCCATCACCCTGCCGTGCCCCTCCACTATCTCCATCTCGCCCGCATCGTTGTGCCATACGCCAATCGGGTCGCAGTTGCCAAACTGCTCGATGCTGGCGGCAATCTGGTCCACCTGCTC